AAATAAAAGGATTAGGTGACGTTATAGCAACCGTAACGGAAGCAATAGGAATAGAGCCTTGTGAGGGTTGTGAGAAGCGTAAAGAGAAATGGAATAAAGCAGTACCTTTTGGGGTTAGAGAATTAACAGAAGAAGAAAAAAACTATCTTGGCACGTTCTTTGCGAACGAACCTAAAGAACTCTCGGAAGAAAACAAACTGGTATTATCAAATATGTATTTTGAAGTATTTAAAAAGAAACCATTTGAACCAGCAGGAATTGGGGTTTATCACAACTTTATTAAAAAACTAAAACAATTAGATTATGAAAACTAAATTACTATTAATTGCTTTGTCATTTGGAATGATGTCAGGCACTTGCTCAACAGAAGACGAGCCTATTGTAACAAATGATTGTGAGTGCGAAAAAATACACTACGAAAGAGAACAAACAGGATGGGCGGGTTCTGCTCCAGTTTACACTTTTGTTGAAGTAGGCAGAGAACAAGCTTCGCAAATGGATTGCAATAGTTCAGTAGATGAATATACATTCGAGGGCAACGCACAATGGTTTAGAATAGTTTGTGAGTAATTGAATAATCAAATTTTTTCAAATGGAAAAGGAACGAGGAGGAGTAAGAGAGGGGGCTGGGCGTAAAAGTAAAGCAGAGGAGCAAAGTTTAATTGAAAAACTAACACCATTAGAGCCACTGGCATTTAATGCGCTTACAGAGGCTTTAAATGAAAAAAAAGATTGGGCGGTAAAATTATTTTTTCAGTATAATTTTGGTATGCCAAAACAAACGGTTGATAATAACACCAATTTAAACATTAACGATTTCAATTTAAAAGAAGTAATTAACTTTAAAGAATGAAACAAATTAGCAGACATACTTTTGAATTGTTAAGAACTCAATTATTTTTAACTTACCCAAAACCAAAGGGTATAATTTTAAGTGACAAAGATTATAAAAAGCTTTGTAAGGAATTGAAACATAAAGTTAAAAATACTTGTGATTGCAAAATAGTTAATTATTATTTTGATAAATCTAAATAGTAAATACAAACCATTATTCGAAAACGACACCCGATACTTTATAATTACAGGAGGTCGAGGTTCGAGTAAATCATTCGGGGTTGGCACATTCGCCAACCTCTTGTCGTTTGAGCAAGGTCATAAAATACTATTTACAAGGCAGACAATGACTTCTGCTCACTTATCTATCATTCCTGAATTTCAGGAGAAAATAGATTTAATGGAATTAAACGATAAGTTCGAGGTCAACAAGTCCGAAATTACAAATGTACTTTCAAAATCGTCAATAATCTTTCGAGGGATTAAAACAAGTTCTGGGGACCAGACAGCAAACCTTAAATCATTACAGGGAGTTACAACTTGGATACTTGACGAAGCAGAGGAGTTAATAGACGAAACCACATTTGATAAGATTAACTTATCTATTAGACAAAAAGGGAAACAAAACCGAATAGTATTAATATTAAATCCAGCAACTAAAGAGCATTGGATTTACAAACGCTTTTTTGAGGAGTGTGGTGTTCAAGAAGGATTCAATGGAATTAAAGGCGATGTAACTTATATTCATACAACTTACCTAGATAATATCGATAATCTTGATAGTTCATTTATAAATGAGGTTAAGCGAATTGAATTAACAAATCCTGAAAAGTATAAGCATCAAATATTAGGCGGTTGGTTAAATAAAGCGGAGGGAGTTGTTTATTCTAATTGGCGTATTGATAGGTTTACTGATTGTGGCAATACTATTTACGGTCAGGATTTTGGATTTAGCATAGACCCAACAACTTTAGTTCAGGTTTCAATAGACAAATCAAACAAAAAGATTTACGCAAAGGAATTACTTTATAAATCAGGATTAACAACTACAGATATATTTACCGAAAACAATAGATATTGCGGAACTAAAAATTTAATTGTAGCCGATAGTGCCGAGCCTCGTTTAATAGCTGAACTAAGACAAAGAGGATTGAACATAAAAGGCATTGACAAACCAAAGATAATAGACCGTATTGCATTAATACAAGACTATGAATTAATAGTTGATACCGATAGCACGAACTTAATTAAAGAACTTAATAATTATGTTTGGCACGATAAGAAGTCAGAAACGCATATTGATGACTATAATCACTTATTAGATGCTTTAGGTTATGCCGTTTGGAATTACATAGGTAAGCCAAACAAAGGCAACTACGACATCCGATAAACCAAAACTTCATTTTGTCGTTATTAAGGTATGGAAATTAACATACCTACTTCATTAAAAGATGTTACAATGCGTCAATTTATTGCTTTTGAAAAGAGTGATAAGACAGACGATGACTATATCATGCACCTTTGTAAGTTTGCAAATCCAAAACTTATACCGAAAAAAGAATATAGCGAAATAGTAGCATTATTAAAAGAATTGTTTGTTTCAGATGTAGTGTTTGAAAAGACTTTTAAACACGATGGTATTGCGTTTGGGTTTATTCCTAACATCGATACTATTTCTACAAACGAATTTATGCACTTGGAAGAGTATATTAAAAAGGCTGATACTTGGAATAAAGCTACGGCTGTTTTGTATCGTCCAATAATCAAACGTAAAAGAAATTGGTTTAAAAAAGGAGCGCACGATTTGTATGATATTTTACCCTACAAAGAAGAAAATTCATTTGAAGAGTTAATGCTCGATGTGAGTTGTGTTTATTATTTAGGGGCTATGGTTTTTTTTTACAATTTAGGGAACGACTTACTAAAATATATGCAGGATTATTCAGCACTACTGGAGAACAAAATAAAAGAGAAAGCCAATTCAACGAAAAGTGGGGATGGTATGTTTCAATCAGAGCTATTGCAGAATTAAATAAAGTAGAGGAAGAAACAGTTTTAGAATATCGAATAACAAAACTATACAGACTATTGGAGTTCGAGAAAGACAGGGCGGAGGTAACAAAAGAAATGATTAAAAACGCAAGTAAAAAGCAATGAGAGAATTTTATAAAGTAGTTGACTATTTAAAGACCACGTTAAGCAATGATATTAATGTGCATACAATTACACACGGACTGCGTTCAATGGTTGACATCGATAAGAAAAACATATTCCCTTTAGCGCATTTGCAGGTTACAGGCTCGACTCAAACCGATGGCGCATTGACTTTTACTTTTGAAGTAGCCGTAGTTGATATTCGTAATATTTCAAAGCAACAAGTAACGGATAAGTTTTTAGGCAACGATAACGAACTAGATAACCTTAACACGTGCCACGCTATTTTAAATAGATTGGTAAGTATTATTAAAAATCAAAACAATTCAGACTATATACAGCTTGTAAATGCTCCGACTTTGCAACCTATAATTTTTGAAGAAAGCAATTTGTTAGATGGATGGCGTACTGATTTAGAGTTGATAATTCCTAATAATGAAATAGTTGTCTGTTAAGCAAGAAAATACTAAAAAGGCATTAGATGACTTTGGGAAGTACATCGTTAAACAGGCACGAGCTAACCTATCAAAAAAAGGTAAAAACGTATCTAATAAGTTGTATCAAAGTTTAAAGTATGAAACAAAGGTAAGCGATAAGAGTTTCGAATTTTCAATATTAGCTGAAGATTACGCAGAGTTTCAGGATTTAGGAATTAAAGGTAAGTTCAAAAGTAATAAAGCACCGAATAGTCCGTTTAGATTTGGTAGCGGTTCGGGAAGAAGTGGCGGATTAACTCAAGGGATTAATAATTGGGTAGCTAAAAAAAGATTTCAGTTCAAAGACAGAACTACAGGCGAATTTTTAAGCTATAAAGCAACGGCATTTTTAATAACAAGGAGCATTTTTAATACAGGAATAAAACCAAGTCTTTTTTTAACAAAACCCTTTAACGATGGGTTTAACAGATTAGACGATGCGATAATAGAAGCTTACGGATTAGACGTAGAAACATTTTTAAAACAAGCGGTAAACAATGGCAAAAAGAATTAAAATAACATTTGTAAGCAACCCAACACCAAACGTTATAATTAAGTTTAAAACGGATTACGGTGCGTTTACTTTTTTAAACACGGTAAATATTGAGGAGGATGGTGTTTTAATCGGGGCTACTAAAGAAGATACAGCTAGTAATCTGTATGACTTTTATAATTTAGTCAGTTACCCAATTTGGTTAACCGATATAATGACAATATCATTAGCTTCAAACATTATTTATTTTGATTACGATTTGGCTGATGACAATGCGCTTTCATTTCCTATAATTAATTCTGACCAATCGAGCGTATCGATAGAAGAGGTTGACATTCCAAGTACTGATACTTTTGATATTGGATTAGTGCGCTCGACTTTATCGGTTAGGATTATTCCAAACGTAGCTTTTAATGTTTCAAATTTAAACCTTTATAATTGGGAGGGCGATATAAATTCAATACCTGCAGTTCCGAGTTACTCACTATCAAAAACGGTATTGCAATTAGGGCAGTCGGTTATTAATTTTGATATTAACGAACTTGCAAAGACCTCTATACAACCTACAATAGCCAACTATACATTAAGTGGATTACAGCCTATCCCAAGCGGTCAAAGTTGTTGGACTTATTACGATTCAGACAGCTACGATGGAGAGGATTTGGTTTATAATAAAGACGGTGCGTTTCTTTGTGTTTATGGGTATGGATATTTTCAAGAGCTATACAACCCAACTACTGAAAGTAATGTTTTAATAAACAATAACTCGCACGTTCACTTGAGAGGTTATGATAATAGGGTTCATTTCTTAACACGTGGATTAACATCTTTATTCGTTAACGAGGTTGAGGTAACAGTAACAGCAAATGAGGATTTGAATACTGAAAATATAATGTCAATCAACTTAAATGACTATGACGCTTCGGTAGACAGCATAGTAATTGATTTTGTTTATGAGGATGAAGAGCGAACGCTTGTCTATTCCGTTAAAAATGAATGTAAATATGAGGTTGTTAATTGTGTTTTTATAAATAAATATGGGATGCCTCAATCATTCTTTTTTACCAAAGCATTAAAAGAAACAGACGAAATAGAAAGTTCGGAATATAGAGGTTTAATTTCAGATTTTGGGGTTTATAATTCTACAAGTCATACTTATAAAACTTTCAATTCCAACGGTAGAACTAAAAAAAGTTGTAACACAGACTATCTAAGTGAAAATGAAAACGAAACGTTTAGACAGTTAATGTTAAGTGAGAGCATTTGGTTAATTGAAAACGGAATTATAAACCCAGTTACTATTGATAAAAAAACAATCGAATATAAAACATCTTTGGTTAATAAATTAATTCAATATACAATCGATTTTCAGTATTCATTTGATATTATCAATCAATGTTAGCAGTAGATATATATGTGCAAGGTGTAAAACTTGAATTATTCAAAGATGAAAACATTGAGATAAATTCAAGCATTCAGAATATTGCGGATATTTCTAAAACATTTAGCGACTTTTCCCAATCTTTTACCGTACCAGCCTCAAATATAAACAATGGTATTTTTCAACACTATTACAATATAGATGTTGATGGAACTTTTAATCCAAACATTCGAGTATTAGGATATATTGAATTAGGCAGTATGCCTTATAAGATTGGATTAATCCAACTTGAAGAGGTTAGGATGAAAAAACAAAAAGCGCAGTCTTATACTATTCGTTTCTTTTCATCAACCGTGAACTTGTCTGACTTATTCAAAGAAGATGAGTTAAGTGTTTTAGATTTTTCAGATTACGACCATTTATATAACTCTGATGTATTAGACGCTGTTTATACCGAAAGCATAGCGGATGGCGATGTGTATTATCCTTTAATAACTTCTTTAAAAAACTACACTGCTGGTGACGGCGGAGCAAATGACATTACTACGGTAACAGGCGAAATATTATATACGGATTTAAAACCAGCTTTAAGGTTAAGTAGAATTATAGAAGCTATTGAAACTTATTACAATGTTTCGTTTACTACCGATTTTTTTAATCGTGCTGTTTTTGACAATCTATTTATGTGGATTCACAAAGACGCAGGTGTTTTAGAGGCTTTTGGGGAGGAAACATTGGTAAATATAACAAGCGCGGGTACTTTAGCAACGGCAGGAGCTACGGTAAATACAACAAATGACACGGTAACATATACTCAAGCAACCACAAATAGTAAAAAGGTATTTTTTAAAGTGATTCCTGATACAGGATTCGAAAACGTGCCTTATAAAGCAAAAATATACAACGGAAGCACTTTAATTTTAGAGGCGGAGGGTGTTGGAACGCAAAGTTTTATACTATTTAATCAAGAAAACGCCACTTATACACTACATTTTACCGTAACATCGTCAAGAGATTTTGATTTTGATACGAGAATAAGGGTTACGCGGTATGTTTTTTCAGTAGGGACAACAACAATAACGACTGGATTTACAGATACGCCTACACAAACAGCGATAGCAACGGCTACAATATCAGATTTAATGCCAAAAATGAAGGTAAAAGACTTTTTTACATCGATTATTAAGATGTTTAATTTGGCTTTAGTGCCTATTAATTCAACAACTTTTAAATTAATCCCTTTAGATGATTGGTATTCAGAAGGAAAACTGATTGATAT